GCGTCAGTCATGCTCACCTTTCCCCTTGTAGATGTATGTCTCGCAAGCAGCTGCGAGCGTAGGCGAGTGTATCGAAGGCGTGGACTGGTCGCATTCGTCACTCTCTGTGGATCACATGCGGGGGGATGCCCCCCGAGGGGGTATACCCGTGGGCATCGAGAGATTGTGTAGGAGCCTTGTACATGCCTTAGGTTTGCAATCTCGACATGCTTGGGGTGCGATGCGCTTGGTGATGGAGGTAGGGTGAGGGAGGCGACGAAGAATGTCCAGTGGACATTCGAGGAGGGGTTTTGGGTGGTGGTGTGGTTGGTGGGGTGTTGTAGTGCAGTATACGAAGCACCTGTGGTTTTGTCAATGGGTATTTTGTTTGGTTGTTGATTTGGATAGGGATGGAGGTTTGAGTTTGTGAAAGTTTTCACAAGGTCTTTTGGCCTTGATATTCTAGGGCTAGTGTGATACCGTATTTGGTGTCCGGGCAGGGCGTGGCACGGCGAGGCAAGGCGTGGCACGGCAGGGCATGGCTCGGCAAGGCGCGGCGGGGCGTGGCGAGGCAAGGCAACCATTAAAAGGAGAGGAGAGGTGACCAATGTCGAAGGCAGAGCAGGCCGCGAAGGAAGTGAAGACTCGGGCGGAGCTGGGCACCAGAGAGAAGATCGTCCGGCAGGTGAGGATCAAGGGAATCACTCCGATCATGTTCGACCGCTATCCTGGAGACAACGACACCAAGTTGGAGCCGTGGCAGAAACTCTATCTGGCCGGGGACTCTGGGAGGACGATCTGCCTCCCTTCGGCGAACATAATGTCGTTCCTCTCGGCCCAAAATACCGATTCTGCGCCGAAACGTATCCTCGACAAGAGGGTCTACAAGAACTTCGCCCTGGCCTGCGGCTCCTACGTGACGATCTCCCCGATGATGATTCCCTTTCTTCGGGATGACATGCCCATCGAGTTCGGAAAGTTCGACGGAGACGTGGACCCTGTGTCGAAGGTCTACATCGACCGGCGCGTCGCCCGGCTGGAGAAGGGAGTGCCGAACGCGAAGGTCAGGCCGGTGCTCCCCCTTCCTTGGGCGGCGTCCTTCACGCTGACGATGCTTCCGAACCGATACATTCAAGAAGCCCAACTGGTGAACGTCTTCACCGAGGGCCTTGTTGCCATCGGACTCGGTACGTATAGGGGACAGTTCGGAAAGGCCGAGATCGAAAACTGGCTGTAACGGGGCATGGCGCGGCATGGCATGGCGAGGCGTGGCTAGGCGTGGCCCGGCGAGGCAGGGCGAGGCACGGCGAGGCGAGGCGCGGCGAGGCGTGGCATGGCAAGGGTAGTTTTTTGTTGATTCTCACGTGACGGAAGGTGTTCTCTACGGCTATGGGCCTTCCACACAAGACCCGCTTGAAGGAACTGATCGACCGGCTCGAATCCCTCTTGGACCGGTTCGAGCGTATCGATGCCGACGTTCCGGTCCCCACGGACCCCGAGGCTGAGAAGGCGGCGGAAAAGCACATCCGCGACAGGCGCTTCGAGCTCCTGAAGGCCGCTGGGGTGGAGGAGCCCTATGAGTAACCTCCCCCGGAAACTGCCACAGAGGGCCATCATCGTCGATCCCAAGACGAAGAAGGAGATCGTCGCCTCCCCTCTGGACAAGTTCTGGGTCCCCGGCCAGGACATCGAAGACTACCCCTGGGCCTTTAGGAACGAGGCGGCGAGGCTGGAGCACGTCGCGCACGCCGGGGCCATGGGAAAACTCAACACTCCCGGCAGAATCCGGAGGCTTGCGAAGAGAATCGGCGCGAGCCCCCGCTTCGTCCGCCGTATCATGGTCCACCCGACCATGGTGAAAAGAATCCGGGAACTTGTCCGGGTCCGAGCCGCCTACGGGGCCGCCGAGGCCCTTTCGAGCCAGGTGGAGGCCGCGAAAACCGACCCCGCAGCGTTCAAAACCCTCGCCCAGATGGGCAAAATCATCGAGAACCAGGGCTCGAAGGCCGAGGTGAACGTCACCATCGACCGCAGAAACGGCGGGGACAACGAGGCCGCCGTCCAGTTCATCGAAAGGTTCCGGGAACGGAGCCGCCTTGGCCTTCTGAGGGCCGTGAACGCCAAGGACGTTACCCCCGAGGAAGTAGGGGAGACTGAAAATGGCGACGAGAACTAGTGTCGGAGGAGAAAAAGGTGATGGGTAGATATGACGAACTTCTAATCCCAAAAGACATCAAGGACAAAATCGACGCCGCCCTAGACGCAGCCGTAACCGAAGCCGGTGGTGGTGGGAAGAAGAAGTACGAGTTTGAGCGAAGCATGGATAACGGGGGGATAAACATGACCTACGTTGGTTTCGTCAATGTAGGAACTCCCGAGAACTACAAGATCATGTTCAAGGGGTTCACCCAGAAAGAGGACGGTACGGTAGTGGAATGGTTACCAAGGGCATAGCCTCAAGGAAGAGATGCCGGAAGACCCAGCCGAATGAGCATCTCGGTCATCACCCCCACCATCGGCAGGCTTACCCTCGGAAGATGCGTCAAGTCTGTGTTCGACCAGCTCGAAGATGGGGACGAACACCTTGTTGAAGTCGATTTCCCCTGCCACTTCGACTGGGGATCGGCGGCAAGGGACGCCGCCATCCAAAGAGCCAAGGGAACCCACGTCTGGTTCATCGACGACGACGACATCGCCAACCCCGGAGCCCTGGAAGCCATCCGAAAAGCCGTATCCGAGGACCCAGACTGCGCCTGGATGTTCAAAATCCAGGGCACGACGGACATCTACTGGAAGGAACGGGACCGGATCGCCCCAGGGAACTTCCAAGGGCAAAACATCATCGTTCCTAGAGCCAAGTCTCCCAAGTGGGATACGATTCCAGGGGCCGTGGACTGGCACTACATCCAGAACGTGCGCTCCACCATGGAAATCAAGTGGGCAGAAGCCATCATCTGCACCCTGAGACCCAAAGGCGGGCTGTTCGACTCGATAGACTATGGCGAACTCCCAGATAGACGCTGAAAACAAGGCCCTTCTAGCCGAGTACGACCGGCTTTCCAAGGTCTCCCCCTGGCTCGCCTACCCCATCACCGCCGTCCCAGCCATCATGCCGTTCCACGAGTCCACGGCCAACTACCGAGTGCTGGCCGGACCGAACGGGGGAGGGAAAACCACCGCCGGAGCCGCCGATCTCGCCTCCTACGCCTGCGGATTCAACCCCATCAGGAAGGAATCCTGGCCCACCCCCAACGTCTGCTGGGCCGTCTGCGTCGAGTACAAGTCGGCAGGCCGAGTCATGTTCCGAAAGCTGGCCGAAATGCTCCCCAGAAAGCCGTCCGGCTCCCGAAACTGGACGTACTACAAGCAGGACCACATCATCGCCATCGGAGCCCCCTACAACTCCGAAATCCATATCAAGAGCCAGAAAGAGGGCGAATCGAGCCTCCTCGGGGAGCGCTGCACCGCCATCTGGGTCGATGAGGCCATGGGAGGAGAGAGGGGGCTGGAGAACTTCGGCGAGCTACAGGCGCGCGGCCTGCCGGACCAGCCCCTCAAGATGCTCTTCACCCTCACCCCGAAGATGGACACCGGCATCGACTGGATGAGGCGGAAACTATGGCGGGAAGGGGACGAAACCCCACACGAGGAGTTCCTGGACGGCACCTTCTGCCACCGGTTCGAGCTCTCCGACTGCACCACGGACAAGGGCGGGTTCATCCTTCCCGAGATCGCCGCCGCCAAGGAGAAAGAAACCGACCCCTTGGAGCGGGACGCCCGGCTCAGGGGCATGTGGACGCCCTTTTTCACCCGCCCAGCGTTCAACTTCGGCCTCATGCTGAAGGCCCTGGAAAGAGCGCCCGACACAAGGTTCGCCAGGTTCGTCCGGTCCTCGATACAGAAACCCAGACTGGAGTACGTCGATGCGTCGCCCTGCAAAGTCGCGTTCGAAAGGGAGTCGGCACACAACTACATCGCCTTCTGGGACACCGCCTCGGGGCTGGGCCGTGGACACGACAACTCGGCCCTTGTGGTATTCGATCGCGGAGATTTGGCCCAGGTCTTCCACGCCCGAGCCAACGACATCGCCCCGGATGTCTTCGCCCGAGAAATCGCCATCCCGGCGTCCCAGTACTACAACGACGCGATCCTAGCCATCGAGTCGAACGGGGAGTCCGGGGCCACCGCCGTCCAGTGCTGCCGGGACGGATACCATAACCTCTACATGCAGAAGAACTTCCAGAAGGCGAACGCCACGTTCACCGACAAGTTCGGCTGGAACACCAACGAGCAGTCCCGATACCGCATGATCGACGCCCTGAAACGGGTTCTGGAGGAGGGGAAGTGGACCCCGACCAAGGACCTGCTCGAAGAGATGGGCCACATGGTCATCAAGTCGGTCGGGGCCAAGACCAAGGTGGAGCACGCCGACGGCTTCCACGACGACCTGGCCATGGCCGCCGGGGGGGCCCTGGCCGTCCACTTCGAGGAGCCCCTCTACGAGTGGCCGGACTTCGCCAAGCTCCGGGTCCGGTACGGGCCGAACTACACCAGGCAGGAAATGCCGTTCCTGGCCCCGGCAGAATGACCGGCGTGTCAAAATTGACACATTTTCCTTGACGCTTTTCCTTGCTCGGGAGTATTTGTCCCGGCATGGACCAATACCAAGATGAGTCCGTCTCCTCGGTAAACCAGTCCACCAAGGGCAAGGACACCGCCCTACCAGCCTACATCTACGCCAAGACTCTAACCCTCGCCGCCAGAAGCGCCTTCCAGTCCCGCACCAAGTCCTTCCAGTCCAACTGGGACTACCTCGTCGGAAGAAACCACTGGAGATCAGCCGCATCGACGGCAGCGAGGCAAATCGACGCCTGGAGCTTCAAGGGCGTCGTCAACTGGACCTACGCCACCATCAAGACGAAGACCTCGATAATCCTGAGCTCCCAGAGCGAGACATACGTTGACGCCCTGGACGAGAACTCTACCTACTACGACCGCCTCCTAGTCAAGTCCGCCGTAGACCACCTGCTCAAGAGCGTCCGATTCCACGACGTGAAGAGAGACGCGCTCCTCTCCGGCTCCGTCACCGGAGTCGGCATCTCGATGTGGCAGTACCGGCCCGACCCCATCACGGGGGCGATGAAGCTGTTCCTCGTCCCAATCAAGTCGGAAGAGTTCACCCCGGACCCGTCAGCGGACTTAATCACGAGCCCCGACTGCCGATACGTCGTCTGGTCCACCGACATGGACATGAGCCGGGTCAGGGAAATCTTCCTCGGGAAAGCCAAGGAAGTGAAGCCGGACCCGTCGAACGCTTCTGAGCCTTCGGGAATCACCTACACGATGCCCGGAGACTCCAACCTCATCTTCGGCCCAGGCCAGTCCATCAAGGAGCCGAGCCCCAACGCGGCAAGGCGAAAGGCGAAGGTCAACTTCGTCTGGGTCAAAGACGAGTCCATGATCGAGGAGTTGAGCGAAGTCCTCGTTGCAGAAGAAGAGCCGGGAGTCTGGTGTCCCACTTGCGCCCAGGCTTACGCCATCAGCGCACTCGATGGACCGATGGACAACTGCCCTATATGTCAGTCCCCCATGGAAAACGTCACCGTCCCACCCAAAATGCGTACCGACCGCACGATTCGCAGGGCGTATCCATACGGACGACTGATCGTATACTCGGGAGACATCCTCCTCTTCGATGGGCAGAACCCCTACGAAATCGAGTCCGTCTTCCCGTTCGCGGTCTACCATCACGACCGGATTCCCGGCGACTTCTACGGCCAGAACGACGTATCCCTCCTTCAGTCCCTCCAGGAAGCGGAGAACACCGTTCTCTCGATGGGAGTCGATGGCGTCGTGATGAGCATGTTCGGCCCGTTCGAGTACCCCATCGGAGCGAAGTCATACACCGAACTCGGGAACGGCCCGAAGGAGCGCCACCCGGTTCCCGACCACCTGGCGGGGAAGGCTCGGTTCGTTCCGTCCGTTGGGGCGGACATGAACCTCTGGCACGGGGTTCTGGCCAACATCGAGCACCAGTTCCAAACCGTCTCGGGGCTCGCCCAACTCGGCCTGGGCCAGACATCGAGCCCTCCGATCAGCGCTACGGAAGCCGAAATCGCCAACGCGAGACTCTCAGACCGCATGAAGGCCCACGCCAGGGAGTTCTCCGCCTACTGCTCGGAAGTCCAGTTCTACGACGAAGCGGCCACGACCCCGGTGACCTTCCCCGACTCCAGCGTCAAGGACATCGCAATCGAGTGGCAGAAACTTCCGAACGTCCGGGTCCAGGTGTCTGTCAACACCGAGGAGTCGATCCGCGACAAGCAGGTCGGCCAAAACATAACAATCGGAATCCAGAACGGCATCCTGGACTCGCCCTACGCGAAGCTCTACCTGGAGATGGTCGGAGCGAACCCGAGCCAGATCAAGGAAGTGTTGGACAACAAGGCTCTCGCAGTGGAACTCGGAGCACAGCAGATGCCGGGAGGGGAGATGCCTCCCCCCGACTCTCTTCAACTAGTAGAAGGAGGACAAAATGCCGCAAATCCCTAGCGCCGCTCCAGGGACGATGACCTGCGAGATCGTGGGATTCAACAACGTCCCGGAGAAGAAGCCGGACCGGATGCCGACACCCAAGGCCATCACGACGACACTGGCCGACGCGGTGACCCAGACATCGAACACCACTCGGATTCCGTTCACGGGACCGAACATGCCAAAGGGGAACTAGATGGGAGCCGTCCAGAAGCCGCTCACCGCAGACGGCATGGAGCCGTTCGGAAGCGCGTACCCCACAAGCGACGCCTATCCCACGGAAGGAGGAGTGTTCAAGATCGACGCGCCAAACGCTCTCCCGACTCCGTGCGACATGGTGTCGATTGCGACGACCAAAGAGGACATTCCGAAGCGACCCCGGAATTGGGGCAGCGGTGTTGAAAACTTGCCGAACGACAATCTGAACCAGCCGTACTAAGAAGGAGCCGCCGTGATCGACGATGTTGCTGGACACGATGAGCAAACTGCACCCGAGGAGCGCCCTGTTGAGCGGGAGTCGGTCCCGCAGCCGGAACCGGATCAGCCGACCATGGACATTGATTCGGCCTACGAAGTCATCGCCCGAACCGAAGGATGGGACCCGAGACTCACCCGCTACCAGATAGAGGAGCACAAGCGGAGAGTCCAGGAGTTCGAGCGAGAGAAGAAAGAATGGGAACGCCAGAGGTCCCGCTACGAGCCACAAGAGGAATCCAACGATCCCTACATGCGCCGCATGGACCGGATCGAGCGGGTCATCTTGGAGCGGGAGGAGCGGGAGCGAAAGCGAGAAGAGCAGGACAGGCTAGTC